CATTCAACAACAGGTAAATGTCCCATGTAACATGCCCATATAAATGATTGATTATTATTAGCATGAACATTTGCGCCATGGTATATAAGACATTTAACAAGATCTAAGTAACAATTTTTAGACGCCCAACAAAGCGCATAATCATTATGAGCATGAATATCAGCCCCGTTCTTAATAAGATATTCAACAATAGCTAAATGACCATTCATAGATGCCCAACGGAATATCCAATCATAACCAGCATGAATATCTCCATCATTTTTAATGATAGTTTTAATAATAATACTGAATTTTAATTTTGCATCGATACTCAGTATTTGAATATTTATATTACTATTTAATATTTTATTTTTTCTATTGATTATTTTAGAAATTGATATATTATTAATAAGTTGATTAAAATTGTCGATATGGTTAATATCAACATAAATGGTATCTATTATATCTTCAATTTGTTTGATACTTGATGATGACTTATCATCATATTCTATTAATTCAATAATACATTCTAACCCTTTTATTTTATTTAATAATTTATTTCGAAATTTTTCCATTAGTGTTACTGACAGTGTTTTCCAATATTCTATACTATACACAAAACTTGTACAACTGCATGTGTCGCAGTACATATTATCATCTTCATCTATAAATGTATACGGTTCATTATGAATACTACATTTTTCTATAGATAATATAACATTATCAGTTATTAACAGTACTTCATCTTGTTTGAAAGAAGTAAGGCATTGTTTATCACATGTTTCATCTGGATAATGGAGACATACTCCATCTATCATATCATGTATACAAATATCACATACCTTATGATAACAAGGCAAGATATATTCTGCTTTATTAGGACATGCAAAACATTTATCCATTCTCGGTAGGAGATTATTTATTATAATTAATAAATAATATTAAATTCAATTTTAATTGCTATTTTTTTTAATAGTTTTGCGATACACAGCGATGAATGAAACTAAATCGTTCTTCCATAATTGTGAAGGCGGAATAGCAGTTAATGTATTCTTTTCATTTGTTAATTTACCTATTAAATGTTCTAGTTCATTACTATTTTCTAAAGACATGGAATTCATAGGTAGAGATTGATACTTTGGATTTAATTTTAATTTTGTGCATTGGTCTGTAATTGATTGAGAAGTTTGTTTGGCAATAACTAATTTGTTGTTAATAATAGCTTTCAGGAATGCATTTTTCTCTTCTGCGTTCTTAATTTTCTCATTTAATACACTCAACATATGATCTTTTCTTTTTTTGTAGATAGGAAGTCGATATTCATAGAATTTCTCTAACCATTCATCAATACTTTTCTTTCGTTCAGGTAGAGAATTCTCATTTAATAACACCATGTTCCCTAATCCACATGAAGATCGTAGTCTTAATCCTTTGATACTCGGATTTGAGAATCCACTTACCCAAATATTAATTTGCTCTGTTTTATAATTGGAATCATCGAAAATATCGTTAATTTGTTTATCAATTCTCAAATCTGTAAGCCATTTAATATATTTATCAGTCCATTTACCAATTGGGAGTTCAGTAATGCATACTCCCTTATGTAATACAGCAGTATAACATCCTTCTGTAACTAATTGAACAGCACTACCATCCCTAACTTCTTCAACAAATTGTGTTGATTGTTCAGGCATTATGAATTCATTGATAATTTGTTCGTCATTATTAATAATATCTTTATCTTCATCTTCTTCAACTGGTTCAACAATAACTTTCTTTTCTTTCTCTTTTTTAGCTGGAGATTTTTTCAATCCTCTAGTCTTTTTATCAGGAACAACAAAATTGCTATTAGTCGCTGTACTTTCTTGATATACAGTTTTTGAATTGTCGCTATTTACAATTGTTAATTTGCCTTTGAATCCTTTATAATACGGTTTAATTGGTGGTAATGTTTTGCCGTCAATTTTTGATATTAACCACTGACAAATTTTCTCAGGATCATAATTGGGGATAAATGATGAATATCCTGTTCCAATTCCATTACTTCCATTGACACCCCACATAGGGAAAATTGGATAAAGTGTCTTAGGTTCTTGTCGTCCATCATCATCTGTTACATATTCTAAGATTGGCATATCTTCTGGTTTGAATACTTCATATAGCCATTTTTCAGGTAATACGAATACGTAACGAGGACTACCTGCATCTTTACCACCTTCTTTACGTGTCCCGAATTGTCCACCTTGTTCGAAATATCTCATATTATTTGCACCAACATAATCTTGAGTCATACTGATAATAGCTTGTTGAAGACTGCTATCACCATAATGATACATGACATTCTCTGATACATATGAGCCCAATTGACTAACTCTTACTTCATCACTACCACTATTATAAGTAGGCCATTTTTTGAATACACCAATCAAGATTTTTCGTTGAGATTCTTTTAATCCATCGACAAATGATGGAATGCTTCGTTGGACATCGACCATACTGAAATGAATCAATTCCTTGTTAATATAATCACTTACATTAATTGAATCATGAACACCAACTTCTAATTTAGCATTCCATGTTTTGAGCCATTCCTTTCTTTGTTCGGCGTATAATCCATCAAATGCTAATTTAAGAGTTTCTTCAGATTTATCATCATCAATAAATACAGGACATACAATATCTATACTATCATCTTCAATATCATTATTAGTAGATGTTGCAAGACCCTTGTAGTACTTGAAATTGTAATTTTTCCATTCAGGTGTTACTCCCTTCCATTCTTCTAATTGAGCATTTGTATAAAATTTGAATACAGTTGTTGATTTCTTTCTATCTTTTCTATTTCCTTTCCATGCTCTTACAATTGGAGTCATTCTCAATTCAACAAATCCTCGCATAGTAAGAGAAGGATAGAATTTTCTGAAGAAGTTATAGATAAGCATGGCGATATGTTTACCATCATTATCTGCATCGGTCATTATTCGAATTTTTCCATATCTTAACCGTTTGAAATTAGCATCATCACTATAATCTGTTTTTTCTTGAAGACCGATAATTTCTTTCAATGCTTTAATTTCTTTATTTTCAATAATTTGTTTAATTGTTGCTCTTGTAACATTTATCAGTTTTCCACGAAGAGGGAATACACCCTCAGTATCATTACTACTCCTAGATTTTGATGCATATGTAGCTGCAGAATTTCCCTCTGTTAAGTAAAGGATACAATTAATAGATTTAGCTGTCCCTGCAAAATTTGCATCTGTTAATCCAACAACATTAACATGTCTTGTTTTTTTTCCGTCTGTTTTCGATAATTGGGATGTTTCTTTTTGTTCGATGATATTTTTGAGTCGTTCCATTAATTTCCAAGTTTTAATAGGAGCTAGAATAGCTGGAGGAATACATATGATTGGTGTTGGATGTGTTAATTGATTTTTATTCTGACTAGGAAATTCAGGATTAGAAAGAGTACAATTAACTACTAAAGAGATATGCTGTCTAATATCTTTAGTAGTTAAAACAGACCGCCCATTTATTTCCATATTTAATTCAGGTAAAATAATATCTGAAATTTCTTTATAAATAGCATCTACATGCACACCCGATGGAACCATTAAACTATTAACGAATGCGATTACATTGCCTTCAAATGGACAATCAATAATTGTAATTTCCATGTTAATATCATTCGGATTACCTTTATGTTTGCTATTCTTAATATCAACATGTCCTTTGAAACTAATAGATGTTTCGATTGTTTCAGGAGAAAAATACAATTCAGCCATTTCTTTAGTTGATTTAACATTGAAAGTCAAATCGTTGAATAGAGTTTCAACATGAGAAGATAATGAATAATCCATAGCATATCTTGCAAATAAATCGAACGCGAGCGGATCGTATTCTTTCATACCAAAGTATTCAAAATCTAATGTATAAGTAATTTTGATTTTAGATTCTTTTCCTGAATAATGATTAACAATAGGTTTAGATGACTCTGCTAGACCATTAGTATGTACTTGATAAAACTCTTTCTTATTGATATGATCCCAAATATGCACAACTGCCTCCGTACTAACTACGAATACGATTTTTACACCCATTCCATTGAGACCTACTAAATTTCTTGTCTGATCTTTCTTATAATTAGAACCACTCATGAAATCACTAAAAATAAGTTCAGGCACCAGTTTTGTTTTTGTCTTATCTAATACAACAGGGATAGGATTACCATAATTAGTAACAGTAATTGTAGAATTTGTCATATTTATCTCTATATTTTTCGGATTAAATCCTCGCTCTCTTGATCTAGTAACATTGTCCGCGGCATTACCAACAATTTCATGAAAACATCTCTTCATTGCATCAGGAATAGAATTTATTTTTTTAATTAATTGTTTAGTAGATATATCATATACCCATTCTTCTACTTCCTCAGAACGAATATTTCCAATGTACATTCCAGGACGTAACCGGATATGTTCTCTTGGTGTTAATTTGTCGAAATCCTCATTCGTCATAGCATTCTCATTAGTCATAGCCGTCATTCTTATTTTTAATTTATTAAAACATGTATTTAAATAATCAATTGGAAAAAATTATTAATTTTTTAATTAATAATATTTTTTAGGTTAATGATGGTTCGGTGATACCGCGTTTGATAGATAGTAGAACACTGATTGTCCAAGGGTCAAGCTTCTTGATCGTATCATACTCGATAACTGAATTGGTGAATGCATTGGTATCATTCGAGTCAATAGCTTCCATTATCTGAGTAAGAAATTGGTAATCATGAGTTGATGCATCAAGTGCATGTTTGTATTTTGTTATGATATTTTGAGCTCCAATAATATCCCCATTAGCTAGAATGCATAAACATGATTTGAATAAATATCGAGGAACAGACCATCGCATAGTTGATGTGTCTATATATCCGATAGCTATTTCTTCAAATAATTTAGCTGCTTCGCTAAAGTTCTTAAGTTGTGCATGAAGATGCGCTACTCTGAGTTTAGTAGGAAATGAATTATCATCGGACCATTCAATAGATGTCAGATAAGCATTGATTGCTTCTTTGTTGTTGTTGTCTTTTTCATACAATTCACCAATTTCTTTTTTATACTTAGATACGTTTTTGAAATTTCCATCATCTAAGAAAATGTTGATAGCATGTTCTAATTGTTGAATAGCATTCATGTTATCATTAACATTATGTTTCAGAACCATCTTGGATGCTTCAATATATAATGTTGCAGCTTGATGATACCCGTTACGCCCCATGTTTTTATGACAAATAGCAGCTTCGATAAATGCACTTGCAGCTTCTCTGTAATGTTGAGTGGATCTAAATTTAATAGCCGCAGAACTGAATATTTCTGCAGATGCATCCAAAATTGATGATTGATTATTAAAAAGTTTAGTGAGCCATGTACCTTTCTTTTTATTGAATGCTTTTACCATAAGTTCTTCAGCGATGATATCAACCGCCATTGTATCGAATATTTATATTATGAATTATAAAATTTAAAAAATTCAATTATTAATCATTGTAATGCATATGCTAGCATATCGCTAAAATGTAGCATATGAGTATAGTACTCATCATATGTAGTTAATTGTTCTTTGTATTTTTTAGAATGATATAGAACAGCATTATCGATAACATATTGATTATGTTGATGAAATTCTTCTTTTACAATTTTTAGAGGTAATTTTTCAGGATTTAGCGATGACATGAAACTTGCTACTTCATCGCTATTTTCGAATTGTTCTTTAACTGTACATAATATAAGATTAAATAGATTAAACGAGTAATTTTAATAACTTTGAAATGGATTAATATTATTTAAAAACAAAATTCTCATTGATATGAGAAGACGTGGATGCATCTTCGAAAAC